CCATCTCGTCGGCGGCCTGACTGACCCGCGACTGCCACGACTTGCCCACCGTAATTGTCACCGTGTATCGACCCACCGTCAGGTCGTGGTGCTTCACACGGGGGCGTGGACGCATCGGCATTGGACCCTGACCCGGCATCGGCCCTTGTCCCGGCATCGGCCCCTGCGCCTGCGGAGGGCCCTGCGGGGGCATCCCCTGCGGCATCGGACTCGGCATTCCCTGCGGACCCTGCGGCGGACCGGGCATCCCGGGCGGACCCTGCGGCACCGGCACCGGCCCAGTGGGCCCCATCGTGAACGGCGCGTTGAGCACCACCCGCGACGCGCTATCGTCCCGGCCGAGAATCCGCGCGATGCGCCCCGGTCGGTCGTAGATCCGCGGGATCAGGTCGAGCAATACCTTCGCTTCGTAGGCCATCGCGACCTGCGCGAGGTTGTCGAGGTAGTTGCTGTTGCCGGCGTCGCTCTGCTGCTGCAGCGCCATCACCGCACGGCCCGACCGCGAGCCCGCCGAATTGCCGAGGCTGGGGTCGTAGACGAACGTCGTGGCTTGGATGTAGTCGCTCGCCTGCTGCACCAGCGCGAGACTCGGCCCCAGCTGCGCGCCGGCCATCTGCCGCTGCGGCAACGGCGCCGGCTGTCCGCCGATGGTGGTCGGCTTGACCTGCAGATACGGGAAGTTCCGCGTGTTGGCCTGCGACCACGCCTGCTCATGCCCCTCGAACTGGCCCTCGTAGCCGATGAACGGAGCCTTGGGCTCGAGCGCCACAGTCTCCACCGCCGTGCTCACCGCGTAGTTGAACAAGCGTTGCGCGTCTTTCGCGGGGTTGATGACGCCGACGAACCTGCGCACGCCGTCGATGTTCTGCTCGCGGCCGATGACCGGAATGATCGGGATGTATCGGCCGTCCCACTCCTGCTGGTCGAGCACCTCGACGCCGTTGAGCTTGTACCACATCACTGATCGCCGCTCGCTCTCGCGCCGCTGCTGCACCGCTTCCGGTGGCACGTCCTCCGGCATCTCGTCCGCCCAGACGCTGACCATCGCCCCACGCGCGTCGAGGTAGGCGACCCGCTCAGCCGGGGTGCGCTGCACGACGAAGTACTCCATGACGCGCACGGTCGGCCGCCCTTCGGCGTCCTCGCCCATCCACGCGGGCGGTGTGTCGCCCGGTCCCGCGAACGTGTCGTCGAGCTGCCCCGCCAAGGCACTGTCGGGGAACTCCCGCTGGAACCGCTCCGCCGGCATGAACCCACCGACGAACGCCCACTCGCCGTCGCTCCAGTCGGGCTTCTGCGCGTACGGGTCGAGATACACCGACGACTGGTTGAGGATGCGCTCGATGCTGAGTTCCTGATCGAAGTCTTCGCCCGAGTCGTCGACGTAATTCTTGAGCACCCGATACGCACCACGTCCGCATTTCACCGCGCGCTCGAATGCCCAGTTGCGGGCGTGGTCCGCCTGCGACCGCACCTCGATATGCCGGATGAGCCCCTGTAACACTTCCGCCGTCTCGTCGCTGGCGTCCTCACTGTCCGGGTGGACGTTGATCCCGAGCCGCGCATTGCGCGCTTGATTGATGACGAGCTGCACGGGCTGGTCGAGTTTGCTGATGGTCAGCATCGGCCGCGCCGGGATGGGCACACCGTCCACCACTTGCCCACCGCGTGCCGCTTTGACGTCGTCGGGCCACTGGTCCCCGGCGTCGAATTTCAGGTCGTCCTCTTCGCGCCGGCGCTGCTCCGCCTCAGCCTCGAGCACCAGATCGAACCGGGCTTTGGCGAGCGTCAGGACCGCGTCGTTCGTTGTGTCGGCCATCAGGCTCCCAGCCATGAATCATTCGAGACGCGTTGCATCGTCGGCCGATATTGCTGTCGCGGTGCCGTCGGCTTGTACCATGTCGCCAAATACCGCATCGCGTCAGCCGCGTGACTGGACCAGTCATGCACCGGTGTCGCGCGGAACTCGGCGAGCCGCGAGTTGTACTCCCGGCGGTAGTGCTGGAGCGCCTCGAGCAGCGCCTTGCAGCGCACGGCGTCGATCCAGCACCGCGCCAGCAGCATCCGCGCCGCATGGATACCCTCCTCCACCTCACCAGCCGCGATCGTATGGACGCGGGGGACAGTGTCGAACCGGATACCAAGCGACGCGGCGACTTCGAGCCGACTGCGGCCCGTCCCGAGCTCGCGCACCTGAATGTCGTGCGGAGCCATATGCTTGCCGTACGTGTAACCCTTGGACTGCAGGACGTGCGCGTAGTGAGGCAGACCTTCACCGCTCGCCTCGTAGTAGTCCACGATTCGGAGGTCTCCACCGCGCGTGCCCTGCGAGAAAATAATCGACGTGGCGTCACCGACGCCCAAATCCCACGTGGTGTCGACCGGGAGAATCTTGTCCACCGGCACGATACCGATGCGCCCCTCGTCACGCGCGGCCGCGAGCTCGAGAGTGTAGATGGAGCCCTGCACCGCCGCCGCGAACGAGCACTCGAACTCCTGCGCGTACTGGTCGGACGTCATCACCGCGCGCGCCGCCGCCAGTTCTGCTGCGTCGAGGATGCCGGTTTCGGACGCACGATACTGCTGGTAGGCCCACTGGCCGTCCGCGTTTTCCTGCGCCCGCTCGGCCATCGCGTAGAACTCGTTTTTGCCATTCGGCGTGCCCAAAAACACGGCCCAGCCGGCACGGTCCGCGAGCGCCGGACGCACGACCTCAGAGAACACATTGGAGGGCTGGAGACCGAACTCGTCGAACACAGCCCCGTCAAAATAAGAGCCACGCAGGGCGTCGGGATTGTCGGCCCCATACAACGTGACGCGCCTGTCACCGGGGAGGTTAACGGTCAAGTCACTCTCGCGCTGCTCGACGCCCGGTATCGCGCGGGTATACGCCTTCAGATAATCCCATGCTATGTGTCGAGCCTGCCGATAGGTGGGCGCGATCAGCGCGTAGCGCGGCCTCGGCTTGTCACACGACAGCGCCGACTGGATGAGATGGTTAATCGCCGCGACCGACTTGCCGAAGCGCCGGTGACACACGGCCACGGTCCACCTGTGGCTCTCAATGGCCGCGTGCAGCAGGCGTTGCTGGGCGCGGGGCTCGTAGCCGAGGTGGATGCCCTCGCTCACCGCAGAGGTCAATGCACAGACTCCATCGCCTGCTGCCAGAGCCACACCATCCACGTCGCCTCGTCGAGATGCGCTGTCAGGTAGACGTGCTCGTCGCGCGATAGTCGCTCTCGGCGACACACACTGAGCACCGCCTCGGGGCTGCACCCGAAGTCGCGGGTGACCTCGAGCGCGACGCCGCGCGTTTCCCAGTCCCAGAGCCGCGACGCGAGGGTCACCACGGTTTCACCACGTTGATCGTGACGCCGCCCTCGAGCGCCACGGTCTCTCGGGGCTTTCCGTAGGCGTAGTGGTGCAGCATGATCTCGAGCGGCACGTTGCCCTTGAGGATGCGGGCCTTGACCGACAGGCAATACACCGGGTCCTCGACGAGTCGTCGAGCCCGCTCGCGGATGTCTGGCGTCGCCAGTCCCTGCGACCCGGCAGCCCGACCACTCCGCTGGAGGTTTTTGGTGCCATTCGCAGGCATTCACAGAACCATACGCGAATTGCATACGTCGCGCAAGAACCATTCGCGAATGATATAGGACAGCGGCATCATCAGCGCATCCCGTGATGTCAAGCGCAATGATGTGCGCGCACCGGTCACGCGGTCAGACCGCGCGTGTGGCGTCGATGGCGACACCGGCCACCCCGATACAGGGGGGTTGACACCGTCCCAGTTGTCCCAGTACAATCCGTATGTTGGTTGGCACTGACGCCGACCACGAACCGGGAGACAGACAATGACCACGACACAGACACCCGATGCAGCCATTGACCGGCAATACCACGCGGTGGAGAAGGCCCACATCACCGCGCTGTTCAACGCGAGTTTGATCGCGACCAATTTTGGCTGGTCGGCAGGCCCCGACTACTACGTGTCGAAATGCGCGGACATCACGGGCGCGCAGTGCTACTTGAAAACCAACCGGGTCAATCGCCGATACGTCAGTGTGCGGTTGCCGTGGAACCGCTGAGCCGTCCTCAACGCGCGTGATCACGTGCATCCAGCCCACTTTCAGGAGACAGACCATGACCACTTATGACGACTGGCTCACGACGGACCCCGCCGACCTCAGGGACGACCGTGACGACAGGGACGACGACCGCGACGACCGCGACGCGCAGGAGTATCTCGACGAGCCCGCCGAGGCGCCAGCCCAGACGACGCCTCACTCCGTGAGCTGCGCGGGCTGCGCGGGCACCGGCTGGGCTGGGGGCGTGGTGCTCTCGAGGATCTGCGACTGGGGCTGCGCCGGGGCAGGGACACGGTTGGTGTGGCGATGAACCCGGATCTGAGCTTGGGCCGGGTGCTGGGCTTCGCGCTGGTAGTCGCGCCGATCTGGGTCTACATCCTGCTCGGCGCCTGCGGTTTTTGGGAGTAGGAGACATGACGAAGGACGAATTGCGAGCCGCGCTGCGGGACTATCGACTCGATGAGGGGCTGAGCTACGACGAGCTCTATGCGCGCTGCCGGCGCCGGCGGGTGAGCCGCTCCGCCCTGCACCGCTTCATGAATGGGCACCCTATCCGCGCGACCGGAGCCCATGCCCTGCACCGTTTTTGGCTGTCGGTGCTCGACGCAAAAGTTGGGACGGCCGGCGACCAACCGACCGCCCCCTAAGGAGACAGGATATGGATATTACAGCACAGACCATCGACGCGACAATCGACCGGCTTATCTACCTGAGCTACGTCGCCCAGCGGGAACACTCCCCCGACGTCGCCCCGCACCGGTGGGCGATCATCTTCGACGACTGGCAGGCGTTCGAGGCTGAGTATCAGCGCGACAAAGAGCAGTAGCGCGACATATAATAGGCATCCGTTCACCATCAAGGAGACAGTACATGACCACTGCAAACACCGACGCCTTCTCGTCCGACCTCGTCGCCGCTCTCGCTGAACTCAGGACGTTGGGGCAAGACGGCAGCAACCCGCATTTCAAGAGCCGCTACATGACATTGCAGACCCTCGTCGAGGGCGTGCGGCCCATCCTCGCGAGGCACAACCTCGCGCTGCTGCAGCCCGTGACGGCCGACGGAAACAGCGTGACTGTGACCACCGTGATTCTCCACGCGTCTGGCGCGAAATTCGATAGCGGGCTCACCCTCACCGCCACTGGGCCGGCGACTCCGCAAGCGCTGGGCTCGCTCATCAGCTACGCCCGCCGGTACGGCGCCGGCAGCCTGCTGGGCATCGTGTCCGATCCCGACGCGGATGACGACGCGAACGCGGCCAGCGCACCCGCCAGCGCGCCTGCGCCGTGGAGCTCTACCGCGACGCGCGCGTACGAGGCGTGGATCAGCGATCTGCAAGTCGCCGCAAGCGCAGGGCTCCCGGCACTGATGAGCGCCGTGCGCGAGGGCGACGAGAGCTACAAGGCGCGCTTGCGCGAGAACCCGACGCTCTGGAACGCGATCAAGAACAGCGCGCCGGTGGCGCAGTGAGCCGCGACTACCTCGAGCACATCGTCGAGCAGCGGTCGACGGAGTGGCACCTACTCCGCGCCGGCCGGGTCAACGGCAGCACGGCGAAGGACGTGCTGGCAAAGATTGCCAAGGGGGAAGCGGCTGCGCGCCGCGACCTCCGCGTCCAGCTCGCGCTGGAGACGGTGTTGGGCACGTCCTGCGAAGACAGCACCTTTGTCAACGCCGACATGCAACGGGGCATCGACCTCGAGGCCGAGGCCCGCGCGGCGTACGAGATGCACACGGGTCACATCGTTAGGGAGTGCGGCTACCTGTCGTCGGCCACCAAACGCATCGGCCTGTCGCCAGACGGCGTCATCGGCGACTTCGAGGGGCTCGTAGAAATCAAGGTTCCGAGGTCAGCCACACACTGGGGCTACCTCGAGGCCGGGGGCACTGGGTTGCATCAAGCGCAACTCACCCACGCCCTGCTGCTCTGCCACGACGTCCAATGGATCGACTTTGTGAGCTACGACCCGCGCTTCCCCGCTGGGCTGCAGTTGGTCGTGACGCACGTCACCCGCGCGATGCTCAAGATCGACGACTACAACGTGGCGCTTGAACAGTTCCTCGCCGAGGTCCAATCCACCGCCGCCGCCATCACCGCGAAAACGAGGGAGATTGCATGAGCAACGCACAAGACCCCAACAATAAACTCGGCGCGCTCTGGGAGAAAATGTCCGGACGAGGCACCTACATGACCGGCAAGATTGACCCGTCGAGGTGGGACGACGAAGCGTTGCAGGCGGTGCTTGACGCGCTCTCCGCGCGCCAGCCGGTGCCGCTCGTTGTGTTTCGCCGAGACACGTCGACGGACCCCGCCGATAGCAAACGGCCGACGTGGGACATCCTGCGGCCGAAACCCCGCGACGCGAGCGCGACACCCGCGAAGCCCGTGACCGCCAGCGACATCCCCTTCTGACCATATGGAGACCACGCTCACTGCGCGCGTGGATGAGACCGGCCACCTGCCCCTGCAGGTGCGCCGGCGCATCGCCACGCTACTCCTGCGACACAAAGGGCACGACGTGACGGTCACCCTGACCCGGACGGCGCCGGCGCGGTCGACGTCCGCCAATCGCCGCTACTGGTCGATGCTCCGGGTCGCCGCATCCTCGCTCGGGTATGACAGCGCCAACGACCTGCACGAAGGGCTGGCCCTGCGGCTGCTCCGGCGTGACGACGACCCGATAATGGGGACACCGAGACGCACCAGCACCGCGTCCCTCGACAGCGCCGCGTTCGTGGTGTACGCCGACGCCGCCATGCGGCTGCTCATCGAGTACGGCGCAGACCTGTCCGACTGGGACGCGCACCACGTGGAGGCCGTCGATGCACTTTGACGAGATGGCTGAGGCGACCGACTGGATCCTGAAGCAATCCGACCCTGCAAGCGACATCGACCCGAAACTGTTACGACCCTTGCGGTATGCGCGCCGGCTGGCCGTGCCAGAGGTGGCGCACGCGGCCGTCTTTGCGCGCGAACGTCGCGCCGCGATTCGTCGAGCAGTCGCCAGACTGACTCCTCGAGAACGATTTGTGCTACGTCTTAGACATCGCGACGGCGACCCGGTGACGTATCGAGTCATCGGACGTTGGTTAGGCGTGACGTCCACGACTGTCCGAGAGATTCACCTGCGGGCGTTGTTCCGCCTGCGGTTTATGCGGGCGGGCCTCCATGCGTTTGCAGAACAACCTGCGGCGCAGGTCAAAGCGGCATGGCTGGCACACTACCGAGGCGAGACCCGAGCCGAGGCCATCCCGGAGGCGCGGTGACACGCTGGACAGGGCCAACGGCCCGGGCTCGGGCAAAACGCGCGCGCAAAAAAGGCACCGGCTACCAGCACGTCTGCGCGGCCGTCGACGCGCGGGATGGTGACACCTGCCGCTGCTGCTCGGCGTGGGTCGGCGAGGCGCGGCACCACCACCACATCATCTTCCGAAGCCAGCGAGGCACCGACACCCTCGACAACCTCCTCCTGCTCTGCGCGCGGTGTCATGAGGCCGTCCACCAGCACACCCTGACGATCAGCGGCGACGCGACCACGGCCGTCTTCACATGGTGACGCCGACGCCGGCCCAGCGCGAGGACTACGAGGAGCGGGCGGCCATCCTTGAGTTCGAGGCCAACCTGTCCCGGCCGGAGGCCGAGCGCCTCGCGGCGTTGATGTGCTTCCCCCGCCCGCCCGAACAGGGCGAGCTGTTTGTGCCGCAATCAAACGTGCGCCAAGACCGGCTTGTGCAACACGATATTCAGGTGTCGTTCTCGCCTGCGGATGTCGCACAAGTCGAGGCGTTCGTCGACCGAATGCAATCTGTGAAAAACAATGTCCACAAGGTTGCGCAAACACTGGAACAGGCCCACGGCAATCAAATGGCCGGAAAGCTCGCAGAAGTGGCCTTCGGGCGGTACTTCGGCTGGCCGGTGGATTTCAGTATCAAGTTGGGCGGTGACGGCGGGGTCGATTTCCGTCTCAACGACGGGATGACGGTCGATACCAAATCGATCTGGGTCCAGACCCGCATGGACTTCGACTACACCCTTGCGCTCCTCAAAGCTGAACGCCTGTCCACACATTTTTTGCAGGTGCTGGTCGATGTCGCGTTCACACGCGCACTCATTACCGGCTGGATTTCGCGTGAGCGGTTCCTCGTTATCGCTACGCCCCGCGCGGGCTGGAACACCGACGGAGAGGCGCCGCTGGCGGTCAGGCGGTCGCAATTGAGCCGCGCCTTCCCAGCGTCGTTCTGGTCTGAGACGGCGTGAACGCAGGCCGTCTGTAAGTCAACGTGTGTCTACAGAACCGACCGACTTACAGACGTCAGGCGATAAACCGAACATCAGGGCCGCCTGCCCAATGTTCCGATTCCAACAATGCACCCCACCAGCCGGGGTTCCGAAGACGCCATTACCGGAACTGACTGCAACATCCTGACACCGCGTTTGTCACGCGTGACAGTCCGTGATATACGTGACAGTAACGGAGGATGAATGGCTGGATACACGAAGCTCTTTAGTTCAATCCTGATGTCGAGCATCTGGGAAGAGGACACCGACACGCGAATTGTGTGGGTGACGCTGTTGGCGCTGGCAGACCAAGACGGGCACGTTGACGGGACCGTGCATTCGGTGGCACGCGTCGCCCGGGTGTCAGTAGAGGCGTGCCAGTCGGCGATGGACACGTTCCTGAACACTGACCCGATGGACAGGAGCGGCGTCATGGAGGGTCGACGAGTGATACCAGAACACGGCGGGTGGACTCTGGTGAATTACAACGCCTATCGGCACCGCATGAGCGAGGAAGATCGCAAGCAGCGGGACCGCGTCAGACAGGCCAAATACCGCATGTCACGTGTGACGTCCCCGGATGTCACGGAAATCCGACAAGCAGAAGCAGAAGCAGAAGCAGATACAAAAGCAAAGGCAAAGAAGGAAAAGAACGTTAGCTCCGCGACGGTAGAGAACACCGTCACAGAGCCGGCGGTGTTGACGTTTTCTACGGTCGGGACACCGTCCGAATGGCATTTAACGCAAACGCAAATTGACGCGTGGTCTCTCGCCTTCCCCCAGACTGACGTCCTTGGAGAGGCCCGGAAGGCGCTGGCGTGGCTTGAGGCGAACAATCGCAAGACGAGCAGGGGCATGCCTGCCTTCCTCGTCCGATGGCTTGGGAAGGCCGCCAATGGCCCTGTACGGGCCTCCCACCGTCCGAGCCCGGAGACACACGGACGGACAGGGGCACCAGCGCGCGGTAAATACGACCACATACAGGACGCGTGATGGAACAACTGAATATGCGCGCGCGGCTGGCGGAGCTCATGGCGAACATGGAAACCCGTCGGGTGGATGCGGAGGCGGCGCACGCCGCGCGGATGGCGGCCCTGCCACCCGGAGCCTGCGAGGTCTGCTACGGGACGCGACGTGACCGCGAATCCGGGCCCTGCCGGGTCTGCGACCCTCCGCTGGTATGCGCGGCCGGGGTGCCGGTGGAGTTCCAACGCTCCCGGCTGTCGAACTGGGAGACCAACTCGACGACGGCGGCGGCCCACGCCAAGGCTAGTGCGTTTCTGGCCGGCACGCGGGACATGTTCATCACCGGCGCGGTCGGGTCCGGGAAGACGCGACTGGCGTGTGCCATCGCCAACGACGCAGCTGTCGCGCGTCTCTCCGCCCGGTTTGTGAGGGTCCCGATGGTGTTGCACCAGCTGCAACCCGGCCGGAGCCCGGAGGAGGTGTCAGCGCTCGAGCGGCAACTCTTCAGCCAGCCGCTGCTGGTGCTCGACGACCTCGGTGCAGAGCGTGACGTCGCGACCGATTACACCCGACGGACACTGCTCATGATCTACGAAGAGCGCGGGGACCGAGGACATCGCACGATCCTCACCAGCAACAAGACACTCAGCCAGCTCGCCGAGATGCAGGACGACGACCGACTGGTGAGTCGCCTCGCCGGCCGCGCGGATGTCGTCACCGTGACGGCGCCGGATCAGCGGCTACTCCGACGTGGGTGATTGATGGTATTCTCGACATCAGGAGGACATCGTTGTGCCAGATTTCATTATTCGAAAGATTCCCGTCGAGGTGTTTGCGGCGTTTAAAGACCGCGCGAAAACAGAGGGCCGCGTCATGAAGGCGATCCTCATCCGGCTGATGGCCCGGTGGGCGTTGGACGGTGACGAGCCCCGGATCAAGCGATGACCGACTGCGCGACGCCGAAGGGGCAAGTGGCAATCGGGCATGAGCGGCGCCTCGCGCACCAGATGGCGGCGCGCTGGAACGCCGACGTGACCCTGACCGGCGCCGGCGTCGAGACGGACACGGCGGTAGTCGATGCGTTGTTCTCGCGTGGCGGGGTGCTGATGGCCGTGGCGGAGATGAAATGGCGTGGCGAGAGTCTCACGCTGGAGACCCTCCGGCGATTTGGAACCTATCTGATCACGCACCGGAAGCTTCAGCGCGGACGTGTCGCCGCGCGGCTGCTCCACGTGCCGCTGTTCCTCATCGTCGGGCTCGCCGACTGTACCGTGTGGTGGAGGGTCGCGGATGCCGACGGCGCGTGGTGCGAAGATCCAGACGTCCAGCGGACGCGGACGCAGGCGACTGTCAACGGCGGCACCGCGCTGCGGTGGAACGCGTATCTCTCCCTATCGCAAATGCATGTGGAGGTGGAATGACGTGGTCATCGAAATTGTGGCGGGCGTGGCAATCGTCGTGGGCGTCGTCTACGTGGCGCTGGTCTGGTTCCCAGACTTCCGATCTGACGTCAAGCGCATCCGAGCTCGACGCGCTCGGCACGATGACGCCGGAGTGGTGGAGGGATCAGCACCAACGGCACCGGGTCGTGTACGACGGCGTCGCGTGGACATGGCCGATCCGGAAGGACCGCGATGACTAGCGGCGACCTCCGCTGTCCGCGCTGCGGCGAGGACCGCCTGCTCGAGCGGGTCCTCACCGGGAAGACGTGGGTGTACTTCTGCGCGATGACGTTTTCCGGGGCCGCATGAGACGACACGCACGGGTCGATGCCAATCACGCCGAGATTCGGTCTGCGCTCAGGGCGGCACATTGGGTCGTCGTGGACACCGCTGGTGTGGGGTCAGGATTCCCAGACCTGCTCATCGCCAGACGAGGCAAGTTGATGCTGGTCGAAATCAAAGACGGCGCGAAGGTTAAGAGCAAGCAGCAGCTGACTGAGGACGAGGTCCAGTTTCATGCGTTGATGGCGGCGGCGGGGGTGACCGTGCATGTCGTGACAAGCCTCAAGGAAGCGATGGCGTTGTGATTCATTCAGTCATCGGGGAATGCGGGGATCAATTGCTGGCCTTGCTGCACGAGGTGGGGCGACGGCCTTCGAGGCGGGCTACGTCTGGGACGAGCACGCGGCGCGGGTCGGGGTCGTTTGGGCATCGGGGAGGGTGGTAAATGATGCCAACGTCATTTGGTGATGTATTTGGTCTCGCCTTCTGGCTGTTTGCGTATGTCATCGTCGCTATCGTGATAGACAACATCGGTATGCATGCCTTCCACTACATCCCCAAAAATAGCGATCGGGTCTGTTTTGTGGTGTCTGGAATTTACGTGCCATACGTGACGTCTGAACCTGTCGAGAAATGCGCCGCATTGGAGCCGAAGTGATCAGGGCGTACATGGGCAGCGTCGAGGAGGCGCTGGCGCTGTGATCCATTCACTCATCGGCCCATTACCGAGGCACCTCTACGTCTACGTGGACACCGCGTTCACGCATCGAGACACACAGGAGGTTCGTTTTCAGCCCGCTATCTGGTTCGGCCTGACCTCTATGCCCGGGAGGATGTGGGGCTGCACCGTGCTATTGGAAAGCGGGGGGGCCGTGTATCGCTCGCTGCCGCCTCATGCGCTAGCGTTCTCAGTGCACCCATGGGAGCCGTGGACCGCGCAGGACGCGCAGACGTGGGACTGTTACAGCACAGACTTTTCGACGCTGGAGTATCCGTATCTCGCGGGGTTACGGTGCTTGGCGAAAACCGGCACGGCCACATCGGAGGGCCGGTATCTATTCTCGATTTCGCCCGTTGGCGATGGGTTCTCCGCTGTGCCGGAGCAGGCGAAGGAGTTCCACGTCATTGAGGTGCTAGGACGACTGAGCATCCAGCCGACTGACCGGGTGGTCTACGAGGACCGCAGCTTCACCACCGGCCCACTGGCCTTCCCTCGCGGGCTGCGGGCGCAGACCGAGGTGTATCGGTGTGAGTAACCCACACCCGCCGCGAGTCCTTCCAGCGCGCCTCGGAATTGAGGGGGTTACGCGGCTGGGTCCCAGCCTCGCGGCGAGTGCAGGCTGAGAGTGTATCAGTGTCCGGTCAGGCTCACCGAACTGGTGGTGAGGAACCGCATTCCGATATTCGCAAGACGGCGCCGCCAAAGAGCACGACCGAGAGGGCGGCCAACACGGGACCCGCGTACTTCGGCGGCAGCACCTGCCCGACGGTTAACGCGACGCCGAGGACGTTGAGCCAGAACGTGCGCGACTGCAAGATAGGTTTCATCTCGATCTCCTACTGGGCCGGGATAGGCCCGCCGACCGCAAAGTGACAGTTCGCCGGGTTGCCCTGACCCGCGTCCGTAATGAACCCCTGACCCACGGCCACAGGCCCACCATTCAGCGTCTCACCCAGCGGGCAGCGACAGTCTGCCAGCTTGACGCCATTGATCGACGTGGCTGGTGAACAGGCAAACGAGAAGCAGTTCACGACGGGGGCAATCGCGTTAGGCGTGCCTGCACAGACCTGCCCCGTGACCTTCGTCTTCGCAAGGGGCGATGTCGCCCAGCCGTTAACCGCCTGCGGGATGTGCTGCCGAAACGAATACAGGCTCCACACGCCGTTCGTCGAGGGAGCCGCGCACGACCCACGCATGTTGCCCCCCGTCACGTCCGCAATGGCTGCGCCCTTCAAGATCGGGCACATACACGACATCTCAGGATACGACGCAAACCCGCCGCCTTCGGTCCTCGCCCTGATCATCTTCGGGGTGCCGTCCGCATGCAGCACCGGGGTGCAGTTGCTGGCCGCGCACAGCGCAAAGTCGCCCTTGCACGTCGTAATCCCTGCGGGCAGTGGCGGCAGTGCCTTCGGCGTCGACTGCGCGAAGACAGACGTGCTACACAGCAGCAGCACACAGACCAGTAGCACTCGCATCATGCCGGGAATCCTGTCGCGTCCGCAGACGCCAAATGAAATGTTTCCGAGGTGGTCACTCGCGGCGTGACAATGTCGAGCCAGACGATCTCAGCGTTGGCCACGGCCGCCGTAATCCGTGCCTGCACCTGCTCCATAGCCTCACGAGAGTGCAGGATGGTCTGGCCTCCACCCGCCGAGAACGTGCCACGCTGCGTGCCCACCAAGACGCAGCCAGCCGTGTCCCCAATGCCATTGCCGGGGTGAATCCGCACCCCGCCAAAGCCGGGCACGTTATTGAGCAACGGCAACATCTTCTGGAACCGCTTGCTGCGCGTGATGGTGACCTGAAACGTCCCTGACGGGATGGCCGTGTTGCCCATGACCTTCACACCCGCAGGCCGCACGGGGTCTTCGAGCGTCTGGCACACGTAGCCGTCAGGGAACACCATCGTGCCCAGCGTGCGCTTGTCGGTGCAGTCATCGCGCACCATGACGATCGTCATCGCAGCATCCAATAAATCGCGGCGACGACCACCGCCGACAACGCGCTGATCGACACCGCGTTGGTGCGATTGGAGCGGTCATCCAGCACCGCGATGTGTCGCTCGCTCTCGCGAGTGCGGCCATTGAGCAGGTCGAGCCGGTCATGCACGGCGACAATCGCCGCCATCAATGCCGCGTGGCGCTCATCGAGTAGCTGCTGCTGTGCGTCCATCGCTTACGCCGGAAACGACTTCGAGACAGCGATCATCTCCGCGTAGATCTGATTTGCTCTCGCTTGCGTCAATACGCCCGTCGAGGCGCAGTAGTTCAGCATCATCTCCACCTGCGGGTCTTCGGTCAGGAACGGATCAGACGCGGCGTCATACAGGCCCACACCCCACGCCAGTTGCGGGTCGGTCTGTGGCCCGAGCATCGCGACGTATTCCGTCGGCGTCAGGATGTCAATGAAGCTGGTCTTCTTGATTCGCAGGACGGTCACGGGCGGCGGCGGTGGGGTATACGTGCCATCGGGATTCAGGGTGCTGCCATTCGCCACCGCGTTAAAAGTCTCGCTGTCTACGCGCACCAGCCCCGCTTGCGGCTCGTCCGGCCACTCGGCTTGTGACGCCTCGATGTGTGACACCACGAGAGTCCCATCAAACGTGAAGAAATAGCGCGTGTCCATCAGTAGAACTCCACGATCTGCACAGATGAATAAAAGGAAGAAGCTCCATTGCTGCTATTAGCATTGACCTCCCACCTCAAGTTTGTCGTGGTGGTCAAAGCTGGACTCAATGTGATGGAGAAATATCCGCTCGTGCCTCCGTTACGTCCGTCACCGGACAACATCTGGATCAAAACGCACTTGGCGGTATTCGTCACGGCTGTGATGGTGATGTCTTTATCCCCTGTGAAGCCGTTAGCGACTGACACAGTCGTGTTCACCGTTTGCCGCGAGCGAATCACACTGGCCGTCCGATTCGCCAGCGGCGCTTGCGACCAGATTTGCGCTGGGTTGAGTTCTCTGGACATTAGGTAATCCTGTTGACGTATCCGGCGATGCTGATGACGTTCGCCGTCGCCGCAAACGCTCGCACCACAAGTGACCCGGTCAAACAGATGCCGGGAATGACATTCACGAGACCGCTCTTCGTCGGGATGGTCTGAATCACCAAGTCCTTCGTGCTGGTCGTGCCGCCGAACTCAATCGTCAGCACCACATCGGCCGTGGTGTTGTTCTGCGCCCACAGCCAGATCTCATCGAGCGCCGTGGCGTTCGCGGTGTGAATGAGTGTGCCAGCCGTGGCGGTCGCGGCCACCAGAATATCCGCACCAGAGGTGCCGCCGCTGAAGACGACTTTGCTGAACGTTGCCATGGATTTCCTTTACGAGAAGACCTGCACGCCGAGAACAATCTGATCACTATCGCCAGCCGCAGGTGCCGACCATGTGGGCACCGCAGAGGCTCCACCCGAGGTCAGCAGGTAGCCAGACGTGCCGGGGGTAATCGTCTGTGTGGCTCCAGTAGCCGTGGTGCCGCCAACGATCACGCCATAGGCGGTTCGTGTCGCCACGCCCGTGCCGCCATTCGGGACCGTGAGCGGTGTGTTCAACCCGCCCGTGAGGGTCGTAATACCCGTCACCGCCAGCGTCGAGGCGAGTGTCGCCGCGCCCGTCACGCCCAGCGTCGAGGACACCGTCGCGCTCGACAGCGATGTGGCCCCGGTGACGCCCAATGTGCCTGAGACCGTCTCATTGCCCGTGACCGTCAACGCGCCAGTCCCGACAGTCGAGGACAGGGTCGTGGCACCCGTGACTGCTAAGGTGCTCTGCAGGGCCGTGGCCCCAGTCACCGTCAACGTCCCGGTGACCAGCAAATTCCCCGTGTTCGAGACCGTCTGCTGCACCGTCATGATCAGCGTGGTCGCGCTGTCCGCGACGCCCATCGCCTTCGGGAACGTGCCGGCCGAGGTAGACAACGCGCCGGGGGTGCCGGACAGATAGTAGGTCGACCCCACCGACAAGGCCCCGGGCACCGTCGCTTCGCCCAGTAGCCGCACCGACCCGGTGGCGCCGCTCGCCACGTCCGTGGTCACAAACCCCGTGATCGGCAACGTCGAGTACGCCGCCGTGTCGCTGTCCGTGAGATACCACCGGCCGGCCGTCCGGGCGCCCGTGCCGTCAGACAGGTAAATCGCCTGTCCTGACGTCAGCGCCTCTCCCGCCGTGATCGGCACATCGAGGTCCACGTTGTACGGCGCGCTGCTGATGACGTTGTCCTGCGTGTAGATGGTCGCGTCCGCCGAGCTCGTCAGCACGAACTTGTAGCTGGTCGCCGACAGATACACCGAGGCGCGCCCACCCGCATCGAGGATGGTGGGGTTCGCATTCGGCGTGGTCAGATCGCTGTCGGAATACGTCGCGGCCGGCGTCGACGTGCCCGCCAGATAGCTATACAACTTGCCGCTCGAGAGCGGGTTGCCGCTATTGTCGAGGCCGACAAACTTCGGCGGTGGGCATACGGTAGCTGCCATTATGGGCGTCCTTTTCCTATTCTAACGGCGTCGCTTGGTGAGTGATGCCAACGTGGCAAGACCACGCCTGTCCGCTTTGAGCTCGTCCGCAGTGATTGATCGCGCATACCCGTACGGATTCTCAAGGCTCCGGGTGGGCTCAAACACAACATCTTGGGGCGTTGGCGGACGCCATTTGGGATTCAGCGCATCTCTGTTTTTGCCAGCGTTCAACAGCGCACGCGCTTGGTCGTTCCATTCTTCATACGACCGCGCGGGGTTTGGGTTCATATCTCGCGGGTTAATCGCATTAGGATTTACCGACGATACAATCACCTTCGCCGCGTCTGCGTCCTCGTCTCTCAACGCGTCTGCCGCCTCTTCTGCTTTCGTTTTTGCCGCGCCTTTTTTGCCTTTGAGTGTTTTCTTCGGGCGAGACGCTAACAAGCGCTTCAACGGCGCACCAGATTCAATCTGCGTCAACAACTCTGGGTAATTTGCAGGGTCGCCAAGATTTTTGGTGAACGCGATGTTCGATGCCGTCGTCTCAAAACTTGCCGACGGCGTCCCGGCAATTTTCTGCATCCCCATCCACACTTTGGCCATGTAAGAAAAAGGTTGTTCCCCTTTTTTCTTGGCTTCTTTCGCCATGGATTCCGCAATCAACCGATACAACGCGTCTGACGGCGTCCGATCGCTTTGCGCGCCAATCGCGCGCATCAGCCACATATCGATGGGAATGTCTGACGCCACACCTAATTCTGCGCTGGCAAGGGCTTCGACTTTCGTTTGGAAAATTCGTCCCAATTCCATGGCTCGCGTGAGGTTGCCCTGCACCGTCGAGGGGCGTGGATGACCCATGGTCAGGGTGCCCTCACCACGGACCATCTTGCCCTTCTCTGGATTAAACTCGAATTTACCCAGAATGCTTTCTGGGGTTTCTCCCATGCTCGCTCGCAAAAACCCTTCCATGGCGTTGAGCGTGTTCAAGTCCGTGACTTGACCGGGCGAAAATGCACCCAGCAACCGCACGATCCTCACCGCAACTTCCGGGTTTCCGTCACTTAAGTGATACAACCACTGGTTGTCGCCCCACCGTTCAGTCGCCGCTCGCTTCACGCCTTCGTCGTACGCAAAATCCAAGCGCTTGGTAGCGAAGTTGTTGAATTTCACGCCCCGCGCTTTCCGCAAGGACGTGGTCGACGATGTGCCTACTTTGTCCCTTTCAAACAGCGCTTCAGTGGGACGACGTAGGTCGTAGTTGATTTTGTTGGCAACGGGCAGCGCAATCGTGGCATACCCATCCGCGAGCTTTTGCTGAAGCGCTGGGTCGTCTGTGACCGCTGCGATGTTGTCTCTGACAATCTTTCGCAACGCGGCCTGATCCGCTTTGAACGACGTCTTTGCTGCGGTCGGGTGTGCGGCGAAATACGCCGCCCGATCGGCTGCTCTTGCGGCGGATACTTCCGCATCCATCTTGGCAGCCAGCCGCTTAGGGAACCACCCAGCCGTCGCCAACGACGCGCCGCTCCCT